TGAGAGTTCAGTTTTAGTTTCTGAAAAGAAAGCTAGAGAGAAACTAGGTCATGGGGTTAGTTCAGGTGAGCAAAAGAGTAAACATAAACATATGGACGATATATTATGATTTGGTATCCTGAAGAAATGTTGTTTGAAGAATTCCGTTTATGGATTCACGAGCAAAGAAGAGTAGAGAAAAAATTAAATTTTAAATTTAAACAAACAGATATAGAATATTTTAGACGAGAAATATTTGAACCAATGTTAGAGGAGTTTTATGAAGGAAAGTAGTAATTATAGAGAAATAGTATCAGAGTTCAGAGAGTATGGAACTCCAGTAGAAGGCTCTAGATTAGCATTAATAATGTCTACTAAGTATGGGTACGAAGTAGATTTATATGAAGAAGATAAAAAAGTAAGAACAATAAATGTACACGATCATTCTGTTAGTTATGCAGAAGATTGTGCAGAGAACTGGTGCCAGAGGATAATTAAAAATTAATGGACATAACTATAATGGCAGTAGTTGCTATGTTTTTATTGTATATGTATTATGACAACAATGACAATAATAAATATGGATAAAAGAACAAAAAGAATACACAAAGAAACAATGTTTAGTGTGCTGAGTGCTTTACTTACTCAGTTTCCACTAAACTATCTAATACTCTGGTTATGTATAGAGAGATTTGGAATTACTAGTCCAGAAGCTCTCTCAGTAATATCAGTTATATTTCTAACTATAAGTGCATATATCAGAGTATTTTACACACGATTATACTTTTCAAAAAGATACGAAGATGTATAATCGCCTTAAATCAGCACAGTATGGACATGGCTTTAAGTGGTTTGTCTATGCTTATAGAAATAGGATTTGGCTTTTTAGATGAAAGGTATCATTTACGGAATCAAGTTTATAAATCCCGAAACACAAGAAAAGTTCCTTAAAGTAGGAATTGCAAAGTTTCGTGCAGGAAAAGTAGGGCTAGGAGTTCTACAACGAGGTTCTAGTAAAGATTTTTATACACCTGAATATCAACAATTTATTCAGAGAACTTGGACAGGAGAGTACGAAAACTGTAGAAAAATGGAGTGGGTTTTACATGAAATGTTTGCAGATGATAAGTATTTACCAAAAATAAAATTTGGTGGATATACAGAGTGCTTTTCAATAAACTCTAAAATTTTAAGGTGGTTTCCAAAGAAAAAAGAAACAGCAGAAGATTGGCTGTTGAGACATCTAAATTATAATATACCCAAATCTGAGAAATCGAAAAATATTTCTTGACAATGAGGTTAGTTTTATATATAATATATAAATAGAAAATATGAAAAGAATAGAGATTCCAACAAACTGCCCATCATGTAGTTCTGTGTTAGAACTTTTAAATGAGCAGTTATTTTGTAGGAATGACTATTGTGAAGCAAAGAATGACAAGAAGTTGGAAAACTTTGTTTCTAAATTAAAAATAAAAGGTCTTGGACCAGCAACCTTAAAAAGGTTAAAAGTCGAGGACATAGTGGAACTCTATGAAATAGAAAGACATGAGTTAATCATGCGATTAGATTCAGAAAAGATAGGTAGTAAAGTTTATGAAGAACTTGAGAAGTCGAAATCAGTAGACCTTCAAACACTTCTACCTGCCTTTTCTATTCCGTTGATTGGGCGATCCGTTTCAGAAAAAATATGTCGAACAGTCTCAAATATACGAGATATCAACGAGCTAACTTGTAGTGAATCAGGTATTGGCCCAAAAGCAACGGAAAATCTATTAACATGGTTAGGGAAAGAGTTTTACCCTAATCACTATCTGGACTTACTTCCTTTTGATTTTACAAGTTCATATAAAGCAGTAGAAGTAAAAGAAGTCAAAGGAACAGTCTGTATTAGTGGTAAATTGAAAACTTATGCTAGTAAGGCTCATGCACAACAAGTGCTTGAAAACTATGGATTCATAGTAAAATCAAGTTTAACGAAAGATTGCACTCATCTCATTAATGAAAGTGGGATTGAGTCAGCAAAAACCAAGACTGCTCGAGATCGAGGAGTCGAGATTATAACCAATATAAAATTATTAATAGGAGAAAAATAATGGCAGTACCAAAGTGGACAGATGAAAGAACCCAACAACTTGTTGATTTTGTTGGTGAAGGCCCTGTTTCTCAAGTAATGGTTGCTGATGCAGCTGTTGAATTAGATACATCTTCAAGAAGTGTATCTTCTAAATTAAGAAAAATGGGCTACGAAGTAGAATTAGCTTCTGCTTCAGTAAGTAAATCTTTTACAGATGAACAAGAATCAACTCTTGCTAATTTTGTAAATGATAACAGTGGTCAGTATACATATGCTGAGATTGCTGAAAACTTTGAAGGCGGGCATTTTAATGCCAAGTCAATTCAAGGTAAAATTCTATCTATGCAGTTAACAGAGCATGTTAAGCCTGCACCAAAGATGGAATCTGTAAAGACTTACAGCGATGATGAAGAATCAACATTTATCAACATGGTAAATGATGGAGCTTTCGTTGAAGCGATTGCAGAATCTCTAGGAAGAAGTGTAAACTCAATCAGAGGTAAAGCACTTTCTTTACTAAGAGCTGGCGAGATTAATGCTATACCAAAACAAGAGCATGTAAAAGGCAACGGTAAAGCAGACGTTCTTGCTGATCTAGACATTTCTGGCATGTCAGTCGAAGATATTGCAGACGAAGTTGGCAAAACTGTAAGAGGAGTGAAAACAATGCTTACAAGAAGAGGTCTAACTTGTGCAGACTATGACGGCAGTGCAAGAAAAAACATTGGCTAGTTAAAACTTAGAGTGCGGGGTTTGTATCACGAGTGACGCTCCGTACTCGCTTTATTTGGGAGAATAATTGACATTAGCATCAGCTTTACTTAAACAGATTATATCACAAGGCGATTTTGTAACTTGGAATCGTTTGAAATCCCATTACCTACCATCAACAACCTACCAAAAAATTCATGGTATAATTGACAAGCATGTATTAAAATATCACAAGTTACCAACCTTTGAAGACCTAAAATCAAGTATCAGGTCTAGAGAATTACAAGAACAAGTCTATGCAATCGAGTCTGTTGAAACAGAAGTCGATCCATATCTCCTGCTCGATTATTTAAAGAACGAGTTTGCACAGGGAGAGATACTTACTCGCATAGATGATTATATAGAGAACACAATAACACTAGCAGACGCACAGGAAAACATTGACAGTCTGCAAGAATTAGTTGTCCAAGTACAAGATCGAGTTGATACAAAAGACGAAGATGAAGCTATGGACACAGTAGAACTATTCGATTCAGAGGAAGACCTTTCTAATCGACTAGCGTTAGGATTGAATCAAGATTATGATTTATCCTACAAATTTTCTCCCAAAGATTTGGTCGTTGTCGGCGCACAGCGAGGTGGAGGAAAATCATTCACACTTTGTAATATTGCAAGAGCAGTTCAGGAAACAGGTAAGTCTGCTCTCTACTTTACTATTGAGATGGACACTCGACAGATTCTGCAAAGAATCGTTAGTATGAGTACTAATGTTCCTCTTGGTAGATTGATAGAGAGAAACTTATATCCAGATGAATGGACAAAGATTGCAAAGTGGTGGTCTGCCCGTTTTGATAAAGGACAGGAACATTTTGAGAGCTATCTCAAAGAGAAAGATTTTGATAAGTTTCACAGACTTCTTACAAGAGAACAGTTTAATAGAACGAATCAAATAGATGTAGTCTATGATCCTGCACTAACAGTAGCAAAAGTTATTAGTACAGTGCGACAGAAACGAGCAGAGTATGATGATCTTGGTATCATTGTAGTTGATTATCTAAACCAAGTCAAGCGTCACAACGCTCCAAGTCGTTCAGGTCAGTATGACTGGACGGAACAAATTGAGATATCTAAAGCATTAAAGTATCTAGCACAAGATGAAAATGTGTTAGTAGCAACTGCTGTTCAAACAAATGAGAATAATCAAGTACGATTTTCACGAGGTATATTTGATGCAGTTGATGCGGCATATCAAATATCCCATTGGGGAGACAAGGAGAACGCAATTAAGTTCACTTGTGAAAAGATGAGGAATGATAAGATGTCTGGATTTGTAAGTGAAATTAATTGGGAAACATTGAAGATTGGACCACACACTGTGATGGATCCAGATGAAAAAGCAGAATTAAAAGAAACATTATCTTCTGATGAAGATGTGTATGACTTATAGGAAAGAAATGATAGATATAATAAATAAAGTTGTAGAGTGGCATGAAGATAGAAACCTCATTGATGGAGCAACAGATAAAGATCAAGTACTAAAATTAGTACAAGAAGTAGGAGAGCTATCTGATAATGTTTGTAAACAACAAGATGTAAAAGATGATATAGGAGACTGTTTAGTTATTCTTATTAATATCGCAGCGAGAAATGGAACTAACTTACAAGAATGTTTAGAAGTCGCCTATGATGATATAAAAGATAGAAAAGGAAAAATGGTCGATGGTATCTTTGTCAAGGACTGCTAAAAATAGTACTTGACATAAGTTCAAAAATCGAGTATAATATATATTATGATTGCAATAGATTTACTTACAGAAAAAGGAATTGATTTTAAGGTTCAAGGTAATGACGCTGTAATAAAGTGTCTAAACCCTGAACACGATGATACCAATCCTAGTATGAGAGTAGATAAAATCACTGGTGTATTTCATTGTTTTTCTTGTGGATTCAAAGGAAATGTATTTACACATTTTGGTGCACCAGCAACAAGTTTAGAAATTAAGATACACAAGGTAAGAGAAAAGATAGAACAAAAGAGAGCGGAGACAGTAGGAATTAAACTCCCTGAAGATAGAATTATGTGGGATGCTCCGTTCCGTAATATAGGGAAAGAAACCCTAAAGATTTGGCAGGCATTTACTTGGAATGTTCCTAAATTTGAGGGTAGAATAATTTTCCCAATTCGTGATATAACTGGTAAAACAGTTGGGTTGATCGGGCGACTGACAACAAATACAATGATAGGAGAGAATAGACCTAAGTACTATATCTATCCTGTGGGAGTACAGTTACCATTCTGTCCAGCAAAGCCAAAGCTGATACAGAATCGTGCTATACTTGTAGAGGGCATGTTTGATGCCTTGAATCTTTGGGATAATGGTCTCAAGAATACAGTGTGCTGTTTCGGCACAAAGCAAATGAATTGGGTAAAATTATCTCTACTAAAAATGCAAGGAGCAACAGGTATAGATATTATGTTTGATGGAGATGAAGCAGGTCGTCAAGCAGCACAAGAGATAAAGGGTCTTGCAGAAAGCATGGACATGGCAGTAAAGATAGTAAAATTAAAAGAAAACCAAGACCCTGGCAATTTAACAAAAGAAGCAATTAACGAAATTAAGAGAGTATTATATGGCTAAGATAGCATTAGTAGAAACAAGTCCGAGTTCAACGGACTTCCATAAGTGGTTTGACTTTGAGTTTGATAGATATGCTTTATCAACAGTCAAAAAGAAAAAGATATTGAAATCAGATGTAGATATAGAAATAGAAGAAGACGAGTATGATTTCTTAATACTTGTGGGTTCAGAGCCTTTCAAGTACTTTACTAAGAAAACATCTATTACAGCAGAGAATGGCAGACTTATAAATGATAAGTTTTTACCTATAATTAACCCTGCCATGATAGCATTTAGACCAGAAGCAAAGAAGTCATTTGAAGAAGCAGTGGATAATATAAAAGATTATATATCTGGAGATTTAAAAGTTAAGGAGATACCCGAACAGTTTAAAATAGGAATAGAAGATACACGA